CACCACCACCGCCAGTTAAAAAACGAACATATCCAGTGCCTGCCGTTGCCCCATACGAGCGTAACGTAAACCCGTCGCTTTCAAACTCTAGGGTGCCAGCACTTGTTTTATTTGTAGTAAGGGGACCAGAAACAACAACAGAACCAGAAACATCAAGGCTTTCTGAAGGACTGCTAGTACCAATACCAACGCTTTCATTGAAAGAAACATTGCCTGAGCTTCTATCAACACGCATGAATTCACTTTTTGTTCCTGCATCTTCACGCTCAAAACTGAAGTCACCATCAGTGCCACGATGCAATATGTGCATACCGTGGTTAGTATCTGACACCATACTAAAGGCAGGAATAGTATCTGAGTTGCCGTATGCTGTTACAGCGCCATCAATGTTTGTAGTTCCTACTCCAAGTCGTTCCGCAGACGCATCCCAGAAGAACTTAGGCGTTGTGCCTGTGTCCTCAAACAGTGACACATCGCCGTTGACATCAAATAAAGCTGTTCTTGTTACACTACTGCCTCGTGCGATAAGTGTTGCATCTGTGCCGCTAACGCCAGAATCGTTTGTATCAGATATAAGAACTATGGCGTTGCCGTTTTTAAACTCAAAGGCATTCCCGTAAACAGCGTCTCCAGTTGTAATAATTCCGTTGATGCCGCTATTAGACGTCGGAATTATAATCTGGTCGCCTTCTGCACCTAGCGTCAAACCATCAGCAGTCACTGTGCCAGTAACGCTGATGCCTGCGGCGGTGGTGGTTAGTTTTTCATTGTTTGTGTGATACAACCTAGCGGCGTTAGATGCGCCTCGAAAATACTTATTTCCACCGCCTGTTTGAATTTCTATGTTAGCGCCTCTGATAATTAAGTCACCAGTGCCTCCTTCAGTAATATGGCTATTAGACCCATCATGAAAAATCTGTAGATCCGAGCCAGCACCAAAGATGGCCTTATCATTGTCACCAAAGGATATGTTGGCAGTGGTGGAGATGGCATTGGTGATAGCCCAGTTGGAACCATCCACCCGCGCAAGCTCAAATCCAGAAGCCGTGGAGCCGTCATGGACGTGTAGGCTATCGTTTGTGGTGTTGACCGACACTTCCCCTTCCGCACCCGTGAATGATGAATGCTCGGACTGTGTCCCTCTCCGCATTTGTAGTTGAGTAGCCATCTAGTTCTCCAGTGTGGGCCAGTCTTCCTCTTGAAGCTCGGGCCAGTTTTCGTGCGTTGTTAGGTCGCGTAGGGCTTGCCGGTATGCTCTGTATTTTAGCTGATCCGCGTCTGAGAGGGGCGAGTCATTTGTCTGCGTCCAGTCGGTTTCCGCTAAGGCTTCATTCCTTCTGGTATAGTTCAACTGATAATAATCTACAATTAGCGTTCCATCAGATGTGCGGTAGTAGTACGTCATCGGGATAGCGCCTCCACCGCCACAAAGCTATTCTTCCAATATCCACCCAATACATAGCCTTGGGGAGTTGCCGTGTAAATCCCTTGCTGATATCCGTAGAGCTTGACGTACACAGTGCTGCCACCCCTCAAATCCCTTGCAGCAGGCAATCTCAAGAAACCTGTGGCTTTTTCGCCAACCAAGATGACTTCAGAATAAAAGTTGTCATCACCAGATCGCGTTCCGTTTATGTCATACGCTTGACCGAGACTATTTGTCCTTTGGATGTGCAAGGTCAGCATCGAATCCGAAGTTGAAAACGCAGTTCCTGAAGCGAAGGCATCACATTGAATCACATATTCCAAGGTGTCTGACGTTGTCAGCGGGGTTGTGAACGTGACGCTACCTATTTCTTGCAGGGTATAGCTACTATATTTGTGGTAAGGGGTAGACGCGATAAACAGAAAAGGCGAAACAGGGAAGTTGGTGGCAGTTTGAGAAGCGGTGAAGTCACCCTTAGTTGTTCCCAAAGCGTTCGGTTTAATCTGCACCGAATCGACGCCTGAGCTTTTGATGAGTAGGTTGCCAGAGCCATCAGTGTCTAGCGTGACGTTATCAATCCGCACCACATCGGCACGAATGTCACCAGCAGTAATAGTCCCGACATCAGCAGAGATGGCCGCTAGATTCGCCACGTTTATCTTGGCAGCTGTCACGGCATTGCTCGCAATGGAGTCAGTTTCGATAGCTGAAGCGGCAATCTTGCCAGCAGTGATAGCATCCGCCGCGATGTTGTTAGCTTCTACGAACTCAAAGTTAGCAACCGCAGCATCAATAGCCGCCGCAGTGATGGCAGAGGTTTGGATAGCACCAATGACCGCAGAATCGGCAAAGACCTCTGAAACATTCAGTTTGGCTGCTGTTACGGCTCCCGCTTCGAGCTTGGTGGTCGAGATGGCACCAGCCTGAATCTTGCCAGCAGTGACCGCGTTTGTGGCGATGTTACCCGCTAGGATCTGGTCATCAAGGTCAGCAGCAGATATAGCCTTAGTCCACTGCGTCCCCGTGTAGCGGTACATCTTGTCATTGTCAGTGGTCAGGATAACCACCCGCCCCTCGGTCAAACCAGTAGTGGGGAGAGCGCTCACGATCTCTACGGGTCGAAGGTCTGTGGCGAAATTTTCAGCCGCCAACTCACCGTCTAGGTCTACAGCGTCTATCAGCGTGGTGAACTCAGGCACCGACGAGTCATAGCGGTAGAGCTTGGCATCCGTCGTTAGGAACAGCACCGAAGGCCCAGTGTATCCCGTGGGAGACGGTAACGTGTTAACAGCGGAGATGGGTTCAACACCAGAGGCAAAAGAGGCCGCTGTGATGGAACCGGGGTCAACAGATGACGCGGTGAATAGTTGGTCTGTCCACACAGAACCAGTCCAAACGTAAAGCTCATTGGTCGTGGTTAATAGCTTAACCTGCCCAATGTGATCCCCCACCACACCAGTCAGGGTAGATACCGGCTCAATGCCGAAGGCGTCACCCTCAGCAAACAGGTCTATGACTGATTGAGCTAAGTCATCAGGAACAATCTTAACTGTGGTTGCGTTGAAAGAGGCGCTGAACGGCGACAGGTTTCCAGAGCGGTCAGCAGAGCGGAACCAGTAGTATCTGGTCACGTCATTGCCCAGACCCGTTACTGTGTGCTGGTCGGACTTGGTTTTGACAATCAGCGTGGATGATGCGCGGTTGTTTGTCGTAGCCTCGAAGATTTCCACATAGGCTAGGTCACTGTCAGATGGCAACTCATAGTCCAGCTTAATCTGCTGGATGCCACCAGTGGCAACAATGCTGCCCGGTATGGCTGGTGCGGTCTGATCGCCTTGGAGCACGATTGTGTCGGTGATGAAACTAGAGACTTTGCCGGTAAACGTGACTGCGCGAACCTTGAACGTGAACTCTTCTAGTTCCTTCATTCCAGAAACTAAAGTGCTGTCTCCTCGCATAGACAAACTGGCGAACTCATCATCCGCGCCAGTAACCGGCTCACTCACTCCCCCATAGTTCAGTTCTAGGGTGGTGGCATTAGCAATTGAACTGTAGTCGATGGTGGCCGTGTATGAGTTGGCAACAGCGCCATAGTCGATTTCATTCTGTGAGGTTTGCTTGAACTGGACCTCGTAGTAGTCCACATACGTTGCAGGATCTGGGGCCGTCCATGACACACGAACAGCAGGCAGAACGGAGCCATCATTGCCCAAGACAGTAGTTTCTGTGAGGGTGAGAGCCGTTGGCGGCCCTTGTATTGGCGTATCGTCAACAATGTCTGAGTAGTCAGGGTTGTTTGGCCCCACCGTGGCGACGATATTGGATATGTCGTTGTCTGGGTTTCGGTCTGAGCGAACAAAGGGGTCATCACTTCCGCCACCATAGGCTAAAGCACGAACCCAGTAATAGCGGGTGTCGCCTACTGCTAGTGGGTCTGTGGCGTTGGATGCGTCGTGTATAAACTGAGTGCCGCGAGTCTCACCGATGACTTGACGATTAGCCCAAGAAGAATCCGCAGAAGCATAAACGGCGATAGTCTCAAAGAGCTTCGGGTTTGCTGGGTTAGTCCAGTTGAGTTCGATGTTCTTGAGTCCTGACGTGGCCGACAAGTTCTGTGGGTCAGGTACTCCACGGAATGCCTCGGTGATAACGCCAGAAGGAGAAATAGTGCTGTATTCATTTGCTGTGGGGTCGGCATATGACCCAGCGTCATCCTCCAAGAGAGTGAGGTTAACCACCCCGTCTTGAGTATCAGAGAACGACCAGCTAGCGCAGCGAAAAACCTTGTTGCTGTAGTTCAGTTCCGCGATGCTGACAGATACGCGATCACCAACATCAACACGAAGACCAGATAGGTTTGCAGGGAAGTTTAAGATCTTTTGCTGGTCTGACATCTGGATCTGCTTGTGAGCGATCCTCTGCGCCATGAACGAACTATTGGTGAACGGTAGCTGTATATCCCTCGTTAGAATTTCATCGTTATCTCGGCTAACCGCTGCCGTAATAGATACTTCTGGAGCTTCAACTGATTTGTGGTTTTGGGAGGGGTCAATAAAAATCGAGCGGATTGTATTAAAACGCTCACCGCGTTCCACCGATGTCTTAACCGCAACTGCTCCCGCAAGCTGATCTTCCGTGAGGCTCTCAGTGGGCGCTTCATAGATACCTGCCCTGATAGTGTAAATACCATTTGAATATACTAGGCTGCCGTTCATTGAAGACAGTAGCTTGTTTATGTTCGCTCGGTGAGAGTCTGTTGCGTAAAGTACGCCGTTTGCAGTGAATCGCTTTTGCGTTTGTGAGTCAGGAATAGCGACCAAAACATCACACGCATCCGCCGCAGTTTCCACCGCATCCCAGTCAATCTTGCTAACTGGGATGGACATACCAAATTTGGTATCTGTCAGGTAATTAGCCACACAGAGAGCGGGATTGTCAGACCACTGCTGATAGGTTGCATTAGTAGGATTGGCCCCCGCACTTGTATCAAGTCTAGGGTCGTAGATGTCTTTCTTGCCTTTGACCAAGGCTTTGACGTTCTGAGGCTTTAACCGATCCCACACCTCTTGAGATGAGTCGGTCAGCCTCCACTTAGTTGAGATCGTGGCAATTCCACGAGTCCTGTGGGCTGCGCTCCAGTTTAAGCCAACGAAAGGCTGGAGAAGAGTGTCATAGGTCTGGTCGCTCGCCCCTAACCTTCGATTAATTTGGGTTATGGTGACTAATGGGTCATCAGATGTAGGGCCATAATCCCCGCCGGTTACGTTAAACCCTGAGATTTGCGCATCTGTTATCACTTTGCTATCAAAGTGAACGTCAGAAATATCCTGTACCTCATGCCCCGTGAGCGCTATAGCATGGTAAAGATCACGATTTTCAGTGCCGCTCAAGCCAACAAAGAAGATAGGCCCAGATACCAATGCTTCCCCATAGACCATCTTCTGAGGTTCAATTGTTCCGCGAACTGTGTGCTGCCTAGTGCTATCAGTGTCGGACTGAGGCATGGAAATATCAGGCATCAAGCCTTTTATTGCCGCATTTACCGCAGCGCCCGCTGCAACAATAGTAGCTGTGCCAGCAGCCATGACCGCGAAAGTAGAAGCGGTTGCCGCCACACTCGCTCCAGCAACCGCACCAATTGTCGCTAAACCAACAGAGTAAACCTTAACCGCTGCTGTAACTATCGCTGCCGCTACTGGTGGCATTCTATGCGCTCCATCCTGCTACTAGGTATCGGTCTGGGATCTGTGTCATGCCCTTTTCAGTCAGGCAGACCACCTTGTCTGATAGCTTTATCCCGCAAACCTGCCCAACTATCGGTATATCAACAATGCAAGGGTCGCCGTCCTTTAGGTCAGAACTGACATCACCCAAAATACTGCCGATGAAATCAACTAACTCACCCTCTCGACCTACTAGCAACTCCGCCTGCGCTTCTGATTCATACTTGAACCGCTCTGCGTAGTCTTTTCCAGTTAACTCTTTCACGACAAACGCTGCAAACTGGCAACAGTCAGCATCGCCATAGCTAAACTCTCGGCGCTTCCACTTGTTTAGTGCGTTGTGGACTCTCATCAAAATCTAAACTCAAAATCGCTAGGGTCTATGTCGTTTGGGTCAAATGGCTTGAATGTTCCGGGCCTCAACCTTCCAATCATCGCGTTAGATGCGGCATCTCCCCATCTCAGCTTCGCGCCTTCAATGTCAGCCATTAGGTCAAATCCTAAATCGCCTGCAAAGTCATTCTGCAATTGGGCGCTGGTGTACTTCAGGTTCGATGCTTTGTTGAATCTGGCAAGTTCTGATTCAGCGGTCAGAGAGATTACATCGCCACCAGCAGCCCCTACCGTGACAAGCATTTGGTCCATAGCACCTTCCCAGATAACAGTAGGGTCAGCAATCAGGTCATCACTAGAATCCAAAACGCCAAGGTAAACCGTTACAGGCTGGAGGTAGTAGTCCTCAGTCAAAGCGGCGGCAGATACGTCTGGATCTAATCCACTAAGGGAGAGAGTGATTTTGTAAGGGCTGACATCAGCACCTTCTTCAATCTGACTAATCTCTCCCAGATCACCAGTCCCTAACCAATCCTGACCACCCCAAGTATAGGTGCCGATTGAGTTATGCAGATACAAAGTCCCGCTTGGGAACTCCAGCTTGGTAAACGTAACCAGCACGACATGTTGCGCAGATAGGGCATCAAGAACCGCAGATGGGAAACCTCTACTCATGCGAGAACATCCTCCACCGCTTCAATGTTGAAATTAGACGTTATATCCACTTGGGTATCCCATGACGCTGGGCCTGCCAACATGAAGACCCCACTCACTGGTGACGTGTAAGCGATTGCCGTGGCGTCTGGTGGTGTCTTGCGAATGGGGGGAGCGATTGAAAGGGTGACGTTGCCACCGGCATCACTATTGGCATCTGCAACGACCATGTGAAGTTCGTTGTTGAAGGAAATGTAATCACCCGCTCGCAGGTAGTTGGCGACGTTAGCAGTCGCACCATTACAGACCAGACTGGTACCCGATTGAGAACCACCGTTCACCGCCAGATTGCCGCCACCCGCACCCCTCCGAGTAAAGGAATGGTCGTGCAAGGTGAACCGATGCTGCTGCCCGTTTAGCTTAACCAGAAACGCCTGCATCTCTTGGCGGTCATCACCTGAGAGGTTTCTAAACTGCAAGCTGGCTCGCCAAAGCGAACCTTTGCGAGAGGTGGTCTGTACAGCGTTGGTTAAGGGCGACTGGAACGTGCGAGTGTTAGAAACAAGCTCAAACGTGTT